GGAATAGGATGATATAGGCTATGCACCCACTATTATATCATTCATTCCTTGGATTTTCAATCAGAAAGGAATGAATAACTATGGGAAAAAGAAACCCAAACGGTTACGGTTGTGTAACAAAACTAAAAGGCAACAGGTCACGCCCTTGGGTTGTCAAGGTTACTGTATATGATGACCAAGGCGGTTCAAAGCAAGTACCAGTTGGTTATGCAGAATCAGAAGAAAAAGCCAATATCCTTCTTGCAGAATATAACAACAATCCTTGGGATATTGACCGGGAAAAAGTTACCCTTGCGGTATTATATCAGCGTTGGTCACAAATCAAGCTGCCAAAACTTGGAAAATCAAATCAGCAATCATTGCGTTCAGCGTTCAAACATTGTTCAAAATATTATGGTGTGAAGTATAGAAGTCTGAAATCATATCAGATGCAAGACTGCATTGACAACTGCGGGTGTGCATACTCTACACAATGGGCAATTAAGAATCTGTTCGGACACCTTGACCGATTTGCATTTGAAATAGACCTAATTGATAAGATGTATTCACAAATAACCACTGCCCCACCGATACCTGAAACCACACGTGAACCATTCACTGATGAACAGATTGAATCATTGTGGAAAATAAAAGATGAACCTTGGGTTGATACAGTCCTAATTTATTTATATACCGGGTTCAGGCTTCAAGAATTACTTGGTATGAAAACTGAACAGGTGAATATGAAAGAAGGATATTTTTCAGGCGGTATCAAATCGGCATCCGGCAAGAATAGAATTGTACCGATACACCCACGCATTGAACCATTTGTGAAAGCACTGGTTGACCAAGGCAACACATACCTGTTCAGTTATCAGGGAAAGAAAATTTCACAAACCCAGTATTATCAGTTTTGGGGTGAAGTCATGGGGAAGATTGAAGCAGACAAGACACCACATGAAGCAAGGCACACTTTTGAAACACGCCTTGACAACGCAAAGGGTAATAGAAAGTGTATTGATATGCTGATGGGTCATAAGTCAAAAGATGTTGGAAATCGTGTATATAATCACAAGACAATTCAGCAGTTGAAGGAAACAATCAACCTTCTAAAATAATGATTTTCACATTGAACCAGTAACAAATTAGTAACAAAAAAGGCGGGAAGTGCTGAAAAATCAAGCACCGCCCGCCTTTTGAACATCATTATATCATAAATTTGAACAATTACAAACCCCTTAAAATGCCTTATTTTACTGAAAAGTTCAGTTTGAAAAGCGGTGTCAGATTGCGTCAAACTATGACAAATAGTAACAAATTAGTAACACATTACACCAGTGTCAGGTCTGACTTCTTAACCGCTGCAACAACAGTACCCTGATAGGTAATAACAACCCTGTCACCATTGATTTCTTTCACCTGATGATTTCTTGTGTATACAAAACTTGCAAGAGTCTTTCCTTCATAGGTCTTTGCACCCTGATTCACTTTGACAGTGCTACCAACAGTGATTTCTTTTACTGGTGTACTGTTAGAAACAGCTTCACCGCCCTGTGTAGTAATGAAAGCATCAAATCCGGCAGCCTTTATCTTGGCAAGCATTGCATCAGCGTTTGCCTTAACACTGTATGCACCAACCTGAATCTTATACAAACCATCGACCTTGACCATATAGGTATCAAATCCCGCTGCCTTTACTTTTGCAAGCATCTTGTCAGCGTTATCTTTTACGGAAAAAGCACCAGTCTGAACACGATACAGAACACCATCAGATGACTGACTGCCACTAAGGTTTGCAGTAACCTTTGCAGCCAAGTCACCAAGGCGTTCATATAACCAATCACCCGGACAGGACTTGTTTTCAAACCATCTGTGAACTGTGATAACCATTTCATTTGATTCCGGTTCATAGGCAAGGGTTTTGTCCTTGTCACCAAACCAAATCAACTTGTTCTTACCGTTACGCTTGCAAATATCTGTGCAAAGGTTCACCAGTGATTCATAAACTGCATCATTCATTGCATACGGTGCAGTTTTATCAGAAGCACATTCAATAGTAACTGCCCTTTGGTCATTTGCACTGGATGAAGAACACCAAGAACGATTTCCTTCATCAACACAAAGGGAAATTCTACCATCCAAACCAATACCATAATTGCAAGATGCCTGTCTGCTTGTGCTTGTAAAGCATCCACAAATGGATTCACAAGACAACTGACCAACCACACAATGCGGTGTGATGCGGTCAATGCTGTGTGTACGTGTTCCTGAATGGTTCGGTGATAGATTTGTGTAACATACTAAACTTGAATTACTCATTTTTATTTACCTCACTTTCTGATTTCTTCTGCAAAATATCAATAGCCTTGGTGATGACTGCCGGGAGTGGTACACCCATAAGACCCGCATTTTCAACCAGTGAAATCAGTTCATTGGTGATGAAAGCAATAATTACTGCGTTTCTGATGTAGTCAAGACCAAGAATCAAATCAATGCGATATGCCACCAGTACAAAAATCAGGGTCATGCACTTTCTGCACAATCCTTTCCATCCGGCTTTGCTTTCCAGTGTCCCGGTATCTGTCTTTGTGCTGTTGTGGAAAACCCCCGCAACAATCAGACCAGTCACATAGTCAAGAGCCATAAAAATCAAAAGGGTTGCAAGTCCCGCATCCCATCCACCAAATAAAGTTGCGATTGCTGAACCAATCACGCCAAAAATACTGCAAATTGTCTGTTTCATTCTGTTTACCTTCTTTCTGTCTTTTTCTGCATGAAAAAACACGCCACATGACTTCATATAACGGTCATATAGCGTGTTTTTTCGTTTACTTGAACATTTCCTTGACTACTCTGCAAGTTCGCCACAATCAAGGTCAATCAGGACTTCCTTCACCTGTTCCTTGATTCTTTCAGGAACATCAGCAAAGTTCTTTTTACCCTTCACAATAAGGGTTGCATAGATTACTGCCATTTCACCCACATCCTTTCTGAATAATAATTTTATGATAAACTGACGAATCATCAGTTATCACCTTCTGTCAATTCCGGGAAACCTTTTTCAGTCAAGATTGCTTTTACTTCTTCCCTGATTTTTTCAGGTACTTCATCAATGGTCTTTTTTCCCTTGATAATCAGATTCGCATAAACTGCTGCCATTGTTATTCACCCCTTTCTTAACCTAACATTTCGTACACATCACACAACGCCAACTGTGTACTTGTGATTTCTGCTTCTAAGGATGCGTTCTTTTCGTCAATCAACTGAATGTATTCATCCTTGGTGTACTGGGTCAGGTCATATTCATAACCTTCAAAACCCGGCTGTTCATCTGTCCCGGCTTCTGATACCGGGGTGATGTTTTCTGCAACCCAAACAGAAAAGTCATCAATGACCTTTGTTTCAGGCTGCTGCACACTTCTTACTTTCTGATACTGTTCCATGCTTTCTACCGCCTTTCTTTTTAATGTGTTCTTTATAGTACCTATCAGCATAAGGCTGAATTGGTTCAATGTATTTTTCAGACAATCGGTAACTATCGCAATGTTTCAACCAACCCTTGTAAGAATTGATTGAACACCATTCTGAATAGTTCATTTCTTGCCCGCTTTCCACTTTCTTCCTGATTGCTGTCATCTTGCGTTCAAACTGTTGACAAGTGGATTTTCTCAAAAGGGTATATTCTTTGAAAATTCTGTACCCAACAAAGTCAATACCCCTGACAAATGAAGGGAATATCTGATAATTACCTTTTATCCTTAGTTTCAAATTCACTTTGAAGTATTCATCAATTTCACTTAGTAACTGGTGAAGTTCTTCCTTGGTCTTTGCAAAAATACAAATATCATCCATATAACGGTAATAGTGCTTAACGTGTTTTACTTCTTTTATCCAGTGGTCAAATTCACTCAAAAAGAAGTTACCGTCATACTGTGAAAAGTAGTTTCCTATCGGTATACCAACGCCACTAATAAACTGTTTACCATTCAGTGTGACAATGTTGATTTCATTACCGCATGATTCATAAAATTCAATGTTTTCTTCCGTTGCCGGACACGTGCTGATGCTGTCAATAATTTCATCTATCAGTTCAAGCAGTTCAGGGTCTTTGTATTTCCGTCTGAACTTTTGTTTAAGTGTTTCAT